CTGCATGGTCTCATCGTACATGGCTTTTAGCATTCCCATACGCTCCAAGCCCCCGGGCAGCTTCATGCTCAGATAGTAGGCAAGCCCGGCCACCATGGCCGGCACAAACCGAAACGGCATGTCCTGAGTGTTCACACCCGTACCGGCATCTTGAATGCGGCGCAGGCGCCAGTACACGAACGTGTATGGAATCGAGGTGTCAGGCACCGGCCAGAATGACACCTTTGGCTCGGTGTAGCGCTGGATGAACATCTGCAACGGACGACCCGTGTTGTTTTTGTTCGGGATCGACTGATACGTCGGCAGCGCAATTCTAGAAATCACAAGGTCGGACTGGTTCGTGCCCGTACCGGTTCGGATGACCGCATCCATGATGTCCACGGTGTCCACTGGCAGATCGTACGTAGTGGTTCCCGGCACCAAGGGGATATTAAGCTGCTCGAAGGTGAACATATGCAGCCCCTGATTGCTCCAGTCAGCGAACAACAGGTTCAAACTGCGCCGTGCAGTCTTGAAGTCATGCCCCGAACGCAACTCGTAATTACATCTTTCTGCGGCCTCATCGAGGATTTCAGTGAGGTCGAGGTTGAACGCGGAGGTACCCGAGGTGGCCATGTCTTACTTCTTCATCTTGGCGAAGGGGTTCACGCCCTTCTTAGGCGGCGCGGTCTTGGCGAATGGATTGACGCCTTTGGTGGGCTTGCCACCTTTGACAGGCTTCGCGTCCTTCTTGCCCGCCTTCTTGGCGGCGATCATCTCTAGGAATGGGTTCGGTTTCTTGGTGGCCATGACAGCTCCTTGGTTGATTAGTCGCGAAAGGCGGCAGTCTTTTTTGCAATCTTCTTGGGCTGTGCCACGTTCTGCTTGCCCGCCTTGGTGCCCGCGCGCTTGGCTTTGGTGGTGGCGGCGTACTCAGACGAGCTGAGCGAGTCTCGTGCCTTCTTGGGTAGGTACCGCTCACCCGTGGCCTTGGGGCCTTGTGTAGACGGCTTTCCTGACTTCGTACCCCAGTCTTCCTTGCCCCACTTGGACAGCTTGTTGCTTGAGGACTTGGCCCCGGAGTACCCGCCACCCCCGGCCTTGTAGATTCGCGTGGCCTCTTGCATGGCGCGAGCGCTGTGCTTGCCGCCCATCTTGGCCTTGGCTGCCGTCTTGGCCCGCTCCCACTTGGCAGGATCGGTCTTTGTTGCGGTTTCGGCCATTGTTCAGATCAGCGCATGCGCCCTTTGGTCTTGCCAGTTTTGGCGCAGCCGTCACCTCGCACTGCACCGCCGGCCTTCATCTTCTTGGGGGCTGGTTTGGTCGTCGTGGCCTTGTCATACGCTTTGCTGTCCTTGGCACGGCGCTTGGCGTCAGCAACATCTTGCGGTGACATGTCTGACATGTCTTTGCCTGGAGCGAATTGTGGTTTCACGGTGCTTTTCCTTAAAGGTTGCGGACGACAAACTTGGACTCAAGCAGTCGATCTAGCTTGGCGTCAAGCGCCTCCAGCCGGACTATAACGCGGTTGATGTCCGCATGCACTTCGGTCTTGGTCACGTAGTCCCGAGGTAGCTCTTCTCGCGTTTTGTTCAGTAGGATCGTCACCCGTTGCAACTCTGCCGCCTTGTCTTTGAGAACCCAGCTCACGGCAGCAATACCGACGGTAAGAAGGGCAGTCCAGAGTGTAATTTCCATGTCAACATTTCCAGGCTTTGAGAGAGAGCGCCTTGCGAGTAGGCTTGCCCTTCTCATCTTTCATAGGTCCGGGCATCCCTGACATCCGCGCACAAAAGGACTTCTTCCTTGCAGCATCTTTCGGAGTCTTGGGCTTTGGAGCAGGGGCCTTCAGCCCCGGCTTGCCCGGATTCGCTTTGTTGTAGCTGGCTCGACCCTTGGCATTTAGACCCCCCTTGGGGTCCTTGCCTTCCTTGCGGGTCCAAGCTGGTGTTTTAGCCATGGAACACGTTGGCCGTCGCGTTGCTAAGCGTCACATGGATGTCTACCGTGCAAAGGACACCCTCACCCGGAATGATCACAGGAAACGTAGACTCGCCCCCGATCGTCGGGATGTTAAGCAGCACCTCGCCTGAGGCACCCCCGTCTCGAACAACAACCGATCCGGTCGAAGCCCCCGGCATGACCAGCATGCCCTTGAGACGGGTCCTTGCTCCATACACGGTCGCGGTGACCGTGACGGGTACGCTTTTAACGTCTGTTTGAACGCTCACAGGACATCACCTTTGGTCGAAGCCTTCTTGGGCTTTACGACCTTTGCGACGATAGGTTCCACGAGCTGCGCAGTCTCAACGGGCGCTGATGGAAAGATACCCCGTGCGGCCAGTTCTTCAGCCGAGGCTGGTTTGAACATCTTGTTCATGTGGCACCCCTTATGCAGCAGCGATGGTGACGCCGGCCGAAGAGATCCAGTTGGTGCCATCCGAAACCGCCACAGTAGGGGCGCCTGCGCGGCCATTGGAGACAAAGATGCTGGTGCCCGTCAGACCCGTCGCTGCGGGCGCGCTTGCCACCGTGAAGGTAGGGAGCTGCACTGAGCCCACAAAACCGTTGTCTGAGTTGACCGGGCCGGAAAAAGTAGTGCTACCCATGATAATCCCTTGCATGCATTGAGGCGTATCTGTCTGCATGTCGTCGGCCCGGAGCCGTCAGATACACCGGAAGTCCGGGGTTACGTGATTATGTCACTGCTTGGGGGCAGCTGTCCATACCCAGCGCTTCTTACCACAATCGTAGATGCGGCCTGCGCCCATCAGAAAGGTCATGTCCTGCTCCGTGCGGGGGTCTGTCTCGGGGTCAAAGCTGTCTTCGATCCCATGCTCCAACAATCGCTTAGGCAAAACGCGGCGCTGGTAATGCGACTTTGGACGCACCCCGATCTTGGGGCTCCACACTTGGTAGTCCGGGATCACATCTGCCTCTAGGGTAAACCCTAGCTGTGTGTACATGCCGCCGTCAAAGTAGCGGTTGTCCGAGAAGCTCTTCACCTCTGCTGGCGTGAACTCTGTCAGGAAGGCTTTGAACAGCCTGGATGCAGCGCCTGCCACCGTTATCCGGGTGGCGTAGCGCCCCAAGGTCCATGTGCGTTTTGCAGCACCCGTGCCGCGATCGTTGGCACCCAAGACGAAGCGCATGCAGGCCACGATTTTTCCCTTCCAGAACAGTGCATAGTGCTCTCCGGCGCCGGCGCCGCCCTGCGGGTGGTACTTGTTGTAGAACGCCCGTGCCTCGGGGGCCTCCACCTTGCGCAGCTCGCACTTGCGTGCCATCAGCTTGCCTCGGGACTTGCCCGCAGCGTTGCGCAGCAGCCGGCGCAGGGCGTATTCATGCTCTAGCCACTCGGACTCATAGATGGTCAGCAGGCGCACCCCCGCCTCTTTGCAGGCAAGGTACTTGGCCATGTGCTTCTTCTTGTCCCGCTTCTCATCCTCAGCAGTGAAGTGGCTGTGCCAGTACATCCCGCAGTACTCAATGGCCAGCTGCCGCTCGGGCATGTAGATGTCCAGCTCCTTGGGTTTGATGAGGGTGCGGTCCCGTTGCAGCGTGGGGGTGTAGATGGTCATCAGCTGGAAGATGCGGTCTTCTTCTTTGGACTTGGTGTTGCTGCACTTCATGCAACCTACACCCCGCATGTGTGATCCTGCTAGTTGACTGAAAACACCATGCTTTGGGCAGAGTATGTCCAGCTTTTTACGGGCACCTTGATAGTCACTTTGGCTGTAGTCATAGAAGCCTTTGTGCATTTCGACGGAGCGCTGAAAAAACAGAGGTCTGTTTTTTGCGATGCTGGTGCGCGCCGCCATGGCACCTACATTTGCGTCAGTCAGTCTGATCCCCCGCTTCAAGGCACCACATTCTGGACACCCCTGCTTGGCATACAGATGCTTGAGTGCCTGTAGTTCAAAATCTCCGTGAGCCGGGCAAGTGGCTTTTATGTGCGCCCGCATCCCTTGAAACACTTGCGGAGGGTATGTGTAAAACCCCAAATGTGTTGCGGCGGCACGTAAGAAGAAGTTGCCTGCGCTCTTGCTTTTAGACACGCCCCTAGCTGCGTTTCCGCAGTGCGGACAGCCTATCCCCTTCCGCAAGGCTCCGGTGTACTGTGAGAAAACCCCGTGCTCTTTGCAACGAATGTTCTGGACTCTGGTGAGTGCCCCCAGGTATAGAGCTTCTGAAAAATCATACAGCTCATGGAGGTCTTGAGAGAGTGCAGCTAGGTGGGGGTTCATGGAGGCTCCTGTTAGTAAGCCTAGTTTATATCACATAAACCTACAAGCCCCCAAAAAACCCCAGACGTGAAAAAGCCCACCAAAGTGGGCTTTTTGTAGTACCTTAGTGTGCTTTATGCGCCTGGACTAGCAAACATACCGAGCGGATCGCTGAAGCCGAAGCTGTAACGCTCGCGTGCCTTGTAACGCATATTCCCAGTATCAAAATCGGAATCGCTTCCTGTCTTCAGGGCAACACGCTCAAAGTGCCTGAGACCATTGGGGACATCAGTGCAAAGGAACCAAGCATCCGGATCGGTCAGGTAGTGGTTAATCCTGTAGCCCTGTGGGATGGCTCCCGTGGACCGCAGCGCGTTGATGTCATTGTCCGCCGTGGCAACCCGCAGATCCGTCTTCATCAGCCGCTCAATGATGAACTGAGACTGGGTAGGCACCACTGCCTTCACAGCACGGGCGTTGATCAGCAGGCCACGCTCGTCCACCCACTGAGAGATCTGGATCACAGCGTTCTCCAGCGCAGTCTCATTGAGGTCCGACGGAATGGCCGGGGTATTAGAGTTCACACCGCCACCAACCAAGGGGTGCTGTGTGCTGAACAGGGAGACGCCATCACCACCTGCAAAGGCAGCATTGAATCCATTGTTCAGCACTGCAGCGGCCTTGACCTGCTTGGTGTTGGCCATGGCGCGGGCCAGGGCCTTGGTGTAGCGCGCTGCCACGGAGGCGTAAAGGTTGTCTTCTACGGCTTCCTCGGTCACCGAAAAGCCCAGCACAATAGTCTCATGCACATAGCGGGAGGTGAATGCCTCCTGTGCATTGTCAAAGGCCATGGCCGCACCTTCAGCTTTTGTTGGGGCGGTGGCAAAGCCAGACAGCTTCACTTCTTCTTCAAAGGAGCGCTCACTGGACTCGGTCTCGAAGATCTCTTTGTGCTCTTCGGTGTAGGTCTTGTACTCCAGGCCGAACAAGGCGTTCAGGCCGGGGAGCAGCTCTTTGAGCATTTGTGCACGTGAAATTGCCATGGTGTGACTCCTTAGATGCCGACGGCGTTGGTGAAACTATGGAAACCGGGGTTGAACTTGATCAACACGTCGGGGAAGGCGTCACCAATTGGAGACACTGCAGCCACGATACGGAAGGCCGCAGCAGTGGTAACGGTGGTCGACTCAATGGCGCTGGTGGAGTTGCCGGTACGAACGGTGCCCGTCGAGGTCGACTGCGCAGCCGCGAAGAAGGTGTTGGCGCCAATATCCGACTGGTCAATCACCCCATCCATCTGGGCCTGAAAGAGCACGTTAGGATCATTGACCACGAAAGCCTTGATCTGCGTACCGGTTGGAGCTGCATAGCCCGATGGGTAGTTGGGTGCATTGATCAACTGCCCCTGAGCATTGATGTACTCACAGCCCATAAAGACCCCAATGGTGCCGACAGGGAAGTTGTTTCCACTGCCATCTGCACCGGTAGTGGTAGCCAGGGCAATGAAGCCGTCCGCACCAATGGTGACCACTTGCCCCGTAAAGAGGTTGGTAGCTTCACCGGCAGGGTCAATCAGATACTGCTCAACAGCACCTGCGTAAGAAATGCCATCGGCACGACGAATTGGCTTGAGGCCGTAGGGGGCTGAAGTTTTAGCCATACTGAACTCCTAGTTTAAGAACCGTTTCCGAAACCCCGGCCCTTGGTCACGCTGGTTTTAACCTTGCTGAACTTGGGCATAAGGGCGCTGTTTTGAGACATGTACTGCTCGTCCACGCTCGACATCTGCTGCGCGCTTTTGTTTGCGTAGTACCGACGTCGGGCAACCACCTTTTCTTCTGCGTTCTTGCAGAGCATTAGGCCACCCACTTCGACGTTGCCATCCTTGTCTTTGAGGTGTAGCAACTCGGGGTAGTCTTCAGCCCTGACTGGAACCCAGCCCTCACGGAACCGCTGCGACACGTTGCGACCGTTGGCGTCACCCAGCACGTGAGTGGCAACCCATCGGAAGCTCCAGCCGGGCTCTGCCTGGGGAACGGGAAGTTGATCTGGTGGAGCGTAATCAATTCGCTCGTCTGATGCGCGAACCTCTTGGTCGCGGGTGCTTCGTGTAACCATGCTCATTCTCCTTTTCCGAACAACTGTGCAGCGTATTGCTGCGGGGTGATGTTTAGCCTTTTACACAGATTGACTTGCGACTGGGTCAAGGTGACTCGGCGCTTGCCTGACTGTGTGCGCTCGACGGCGGCAACCGGTGAGGCTGCTTTGCGGCGAGGCGCTGGCTCATTACCTGCGGTGTCGTTCGAGGAGTAAAGCTCTGGAAACCGTTGCTTCATGCGAGCATTGATCTGCTCGTAATACCCATCACTGCCGGACGCATGACGCCCGTCTTGCACGATTTCTTGATGCAGCCCTAGTGCGTAGCTGGTTTCGGCGACGTGTCGGGGATTGGTGAACCACGAGTTCTCAGCCATCCAGGCTTTTGTTTTCGGGTCCAGCGCTTCCGTTTGCGTCTGTTGCTGCGTTTGTACCACATTTGGGCTTTGCGCAACAGTAGGTGCTCGGAATTCCTTTGCGCTGCTTAGCTTGAGCTTGGCGTCATACAGCGCCTCCTGTGCCGCCGTGACCTCATCGGGGTCGAGCGTCTGATTGGCCGTAAGCAACTTTGCCCGGGCCGCTGCCACCTCTGCTTCAGCGGACGCGGTGCTCATCTTGGAGTACTCGGCCGAGCCGTCGGTGTATGCCTTGCGCAGGTTCAGATTTTCCTGATGCAACATGCGGGTGTGCTCAAGAACCGCGTTGTGCTCGCGCTCCAGCGCTTCGCGCTTGCGACGCTCATCGTGACGGGCGTGGGTCAGCTCACCAATGCGGGCTCGGGCCTTCTGGCCGTAGTTGGCCATCTCGTCGTCGGTCGGCTCCGGTACGTCGCGTTGCAACGGGCGGGCGCGCTTGTCCGCTTCCGGGGTGTCGTCAACCACGTTGACTTCAAACTCGTCATGGTTCTCTGGCAGATCGACGACAACGTCTTTCGGCTCCTCAATGTTGTCAATGACATCGAAGTCACGGTCGAACTCTTCGTGTGGAAAGTCCACTTTTTCTTTTCCAGGCATCTTGTCTCCTTATGCTGCTGCGCGGGTGATACCGCGCGGGTCAAGCACCACGGCCTCGACCTGATCATCACTGATCAGCCGCCATTCGGTGCCACGGATTTTGAAACGCGTGCCGGTATAGGTACGCACAAGAATGAAGTCACCTTCCTTGCACCAAGGCCCTGTAGGGAACTTGGCTTCATCGAGGTATGCCAGCGGTCCTACCTTGGCCACAAAGAGCACGGTGGTGCCGATCTCCTCGTTCTTGCGAACCATGTCGGCTTTGACAATGTTGGAGTTTTCAAAGGTGTCGCCCGCATCGGGAATTGCGCACAGGATCTTGTAGCCGCAAGGCTCTGGGATCTGCCGCCCACGTTGCTCGGCCGGCGCATTCTCGAACTCCTCGTCTGATACCTCCTTCACAGAAGGTACGGGTAACACACCCCTGGGCAATATAAGTCCCGGGCGCTCTAGCGTTTCAATCATCTGCGTCATTGACGTCCTCAGCTTTCTTTTGCACAGCCTTAATGTGAGCGATTGCGATGTCTAGGCCGTGAATCTCACCGCAACCGTATTTGTAGGTGGCAAGGTCTGCGCCGCCCATGAGTAAAGAGTGCACGCGCGAGGCGCGCTCCTCCTCAAGTAATTTCACCACGTATTCAGCAAAGTCATCAATCATCGGCCACGCCCATCAGCGTTCTGCTGCTGCATCCGCTGCATCAGCTGCGCGGCGGCATCTCTGTCTTGCTGCGCCATCTGGGCTTGCTCTTGCAGGCCAATTTCATCCACGCTGCGACCCGCATCCAACGCCAGCTTTTTGTCTTCTCGCTCGCTCTTGTCGGCCATGTTTGCGATGTCCGCTTGCGTTTTGGCCACAGTTGCCTTGGCCAGCATGTCCTTGCGGGCGGTTTCTTGCCCGCTCCTGTTGGCCATGTCTGCGATGTCGGCTTGCGTTTTGGCCATTGTGGATTCGGCCAGCTTGTCTTTGCGGTCGGCATCGCGCATCTGGATCTGGACAACGGGATCTTGCTGGGCCTGCTGCGCTTGCTGCGCTTGCGCCTGGGCTTGCTTGCGCTGTAGGAGCCGCATAGCGGCGCGGGCCATGAGCTTAGACACCGCAGCCTCGATGTCTGGCGGCATCTCTTCGTCCTCTGGCGGCAGCACCACGCCCAGCTCGGCCTCGATCTCTTGGCGATACATGAACCCCATGTGCTCAGCAAGGTGCGCCTGCATGGCGCCCATCATCATCTGCGCCTTCGGGTTCTGTCCCATGGTTTGCTGCATCACGGGGTCTTGCATCGCAGCTTGGTGCACTTGCATGTGTGCGGCGTGGTCTTGGTACAAAAACGCCTTGATCGGGTCGCCGCGAAGCACGCGCATGTTCTCCACCACTGGGTCCATGGGGTTGATGTCCTCTTTCAGAGGCACCAGCTTGGCAGCGTTCTTGAAACCGATGGTCTCCAGCATGTCTCGGTGCAGCAGGGCCAAGTCGTACAGCTGGGGTGCGGACTGTGATAGCTGGATCGCGGCCTGATACTGAATCAACCGCTGCGTCATCGTGGCCGCGTTGGGATCGCTTACGGGGACCACATCCACCAGTGCGTAATCGGCGGCTCGGTCGCCTTTCTTGCCTGAAGCCGGCTCGTAGTCGTACGGGGACTCGTCGTTGTCTGACACACCTTGCTTGATCAGCTTGAACTCTTCCTTCAGGCTGTTGTGCGTGCGGGCCTGCACTGCCGACATCACCTTCAGCTGGCGCTCAATCAAGGCCAGCGTGGTGCCCACAGGGGCCTGAGACGACATATCACTGATCTTCATGTCTGCCATGCCGGGCAGACGGCGACCTTCCTCAATCAGGTCTTTCAGCAGCATGTGCAAGACAGTGCTGGGCTCTTTGTACGGCAGCGGGATGATGTTGTCCCGCACGGTGCCCGAGCCAACGTCTACATCTCGGAATTCGCCCGGGCGAATGGGCTGGTCGTCCCCCTTGATCCGCATACCCTTGGATTTCAGGCCCCCCGGCAGGTTCGAGAGCGTGCCGGCGTCAACCAGCTGGCGAATAATGGATGTGCCGGCCTTGGCATACCCGCCAATCAAGTGAATCAGGCCCAGCCCATAGGCCCCCATGCCTGGAATGTAGTCATATTGCACAAAATGCTGGCGTGCCTGCTGAAACTTGTCCTCTTGGCGCCAGTTGCGACGGATCCCCAGCACTGCATCGTTGTCTCGGCAGATGGTGATCACATAGGGAAGCGCAAATCCGGTGGCATAGCTGTCCTCGTCGATCGTGAGCAGCACCACGCACTCATAGACCGTGAAACGATCATCATTCAGGTCGTCAATACCTGTGATACGGTCCTTTTCTTCCTGTACATCGGACTGCATGCGCTGCGGGTCGCCCAAGTCGGACTTTGCATAGAAGCCGCTGGCGATCAAAGCCTCCAGTTTGTTCTTTGTGTAACGCAACCGGTTCGATGCGCGCTCGGAACCCCGGGCATTTGTGGCCCCATAGGGCAAAATCATGTTGTCCGCGTCGACCATCTTCGACACCATGCGCCCCTTAGTAGGGTCGAAGTACACTTTCTTGAACGCGGAACCGATGATTGGTAGATTGAGCAGCATGCGGTCGTGCTCATCTCGGAACTCCACCATGCGCTCGGTCAACTGGTAGTTCATATCAGCGCGCACACGTGCTGCAGCAGCCAACTTCTCTCGGGTTTCCTTGCCGAGCACCTTGGTCAGCACCGGGCCGTGGGCCGGAAAAGTCTCCATGACCGTCTCGGACTGAAAGCGCACCGCTGCTTCGAGGATCATGGGGTGGTAGATGCCGCAAGCACCGTTCCAAGGCTCCGTTCGGGTCTCGTACTTCAGGCCCAGCAGCTCAATGCCGTCCTTGTAGGTGCGTTCCCAGTCCCGACGAGCATTTAGGTCGTCATCAATCTCGGACAAAAGGTCTTCACCGATCGTCATCACCGAAGCAGCAGGCAGCACACCCACCAAGTTCTCGTCAAATTCGTCTTCGGACGCCTCAATGTCGTCAAGCTCGGGGTCCAGATCAATGACAACGGAGCCATCCTCAAACTCCACCATTGTGGATTCTTCGGGCTCCAGCGTTATGGACACCGAAGGCATCTCTTTGGGGTCGTCAAATAGCATGTCCTCTTCACGGACCTTGCTCTCAAAAGATGTACTGGTGGCCATTGGTATCCTTGATCAATAGTAGGCGGCAATGCGCGGGGCGCTCGGCTCATTATCCTCATCATCGGCGTCATCAGACAACCGAAGGTAGCCCCCCTGGCGAAAGCGCATGCAGGCCATGGACACAACGTCAACATAGTCATCGTGCTCGCCGCTGGGGAAGTCGGCGCACTCCTCACGCACATCCCTGGCCCATTTGGTGTCGGGCATCCAGACACAGCCGTCCTCAAAGATTGGCGTGATCGAGTTGACGCGGGCGTACTTGTCATTGCTGTGCCCGACCTTGCCTCGGCTGGGAGAGTACTCCTCAACAAACAGATCCATCCTGCGAAGCTCTTGGATCAGTGGGGCGCCTGCGGCCTTCTTCTCGATCAGCAGGTGATCGGGCTTCCACTCGGCGGCTTGCTCACGGGCGCGCAGCTTTAGCTCTGGGAACTCCCAGCGATCTCGGATCGCGTTGAGCAGGATCATCTCGTTGCGGTTGGTCTCGGTGTTGAAGAACACCCCAAAGGTGCCGCAGGCACTGAAGTCACTGCGGTTCTTGGTCTCATGCGCCGTGTCCCAGACCTGAATGATCGTGTCGACCTCGGGCGGATCTTCGTGGGGCCATATCTGCCAGTACTCACGCTTTAAGAGCGCCACGTTGTCGCTCGTGGGATCCTGCATGTACTGCGCCGACCAGAACATGGGGCGCATGCCGGCCTTCTTTGCCAGCAGTTCTTGGAGCGGCCACTGCTCGGGCCACAGGGAGACGGTCTGCATCTCGCCTTCGCGCTCAACCTCCATGGTGGCGGGGAAGTTGACCTCATGCCACTGCAAGGCACCGTCACCTCGCTTGTCTCGAGCGCTCTGTATGGCCTTGGCAATGGGGTCCGCCTTCCCCCACCTGGTCCCAATGAAAACCATTCGACCTCCGGGCATCAAACGCTGCATAGGACCGACCTGCATATAGGTCCACGCCGTCTCAAAAGCCACCGCCGGGTTTCCGTACAGCACGGCCTGCTCGGACACCAGATCATCTGCAACGAGCAGGTCTGCGCCTTTGCCGGCAGCGTTACCACCGACACCCAACGCCAGATACACACCGCCTTGCACCGTGGTCCAGTTTCCTGCTGCACTTTTATCTCGGGACACCTGCACCGAGCGATCGAAGATGTCTTGGTACACCGGGCTGTCAATCATATCCCGGACCTTCTTCCCGAAACTCTCTGACAGATCTGCGGTGTGCGTGATCATCATGATCTGATGGTTCGGGTTGTGCCCCAGATACCACGCCACATACAGGTAGGCCACAAAGTGGCTCTTACCAAACCGGGGCGCCAGCGAGACGGTCAAGCGCAGGGCGTGTTCCGGGATCTCTTCTGTGCCAGACCAAGTACCTGCCATGTCTTGGAGCAGGGGGCGCATGTGGCGGTGGTGGGGGCCTTCCTTGAAGGCGGGGTCCACTCTGTGGCAGAAGACCAGAAAGTCATCCCGTGCCGCCTTGCGTGCGTTGGCCAGATCAAACTGCTCTAGCTCCTCCAGGAGCGCCACCTTCTCGGCGAGCGGCAGGTCCGGGATCCTGGTGATCAGCAGCTGTATCTGCGCCTGCGTGAGCCCTTTAAGTTCCACTAGGCGCCTCCAGTACCTCGACCACCACGGTACTGTCCAGAAGGCGTTGCAGGCGCTCTGCTACCCGGACATCGATCTCTGTGCTGTCATGGGTGACTGTGGTCTTCACCTCGACCTTGGTGGTAAATAGGCTGACCTCGGATACCTGCCCCAAGAGCTGTGCGGCCTTCAACCTGATGCGAGCGTCGGGGTGCTCCAACTCGTTGAGCAGGGTGGCTACTACCTTGCCCCGGATGCCCTTGGCCTGCTCAATGAACTCCCAGTCATATGCTGTGAGGCTTGCGACTAGATGCTGGACTGCTTCGGGCGCTTTGATGGTTGTTAGCGCCAGCTTCTTCTTGTCGTCGTCGGGCTCGGTGATCAGCGTGGTGAACGCGGCCCGGGCGTCCCTGCTGTGCATGGCAATGTCGATCTCTTCGTCCGAGGGCGCACCGAACTCTGCAAATGGGTTGTCTGTGCCGGCGCTGCTGTACAGAGCGTTTAGGACCTGGGTGGACGTGGCGTCCTTCACCAGCAGCGGGGCTGCGGTGTCTTCGGTCTCGATCTGCAAGGCCAGGAGGCTGTCGAACATGTGTGAGCGCTTGGAGTTAGCGATGGGGTTGCCCCCGGGGTGTGCGCAGTGTACACTGAAGGTGTGGTGAGGCCAAGTTCGCTTGGCAGTCATTGCGTCTCCTGATGTCCTGCAAAGGATTTTAGAGCCCCCCAAGCAGGCAAGCATGGGGGGCTTTTTTTCGTCACGCGCTTTGTGGCGTTGGGGGTTTGACAGAAATTAGGCTTGATTTTTTTGATAGCCCCGGGGGGTGTGGCTGTTTGGTGTGCGCGGACGTTTTCTGGGATTGGGTTGACTGGAGTTTGACAATTTACGTGAGCGTTGCTGTGAAACACAGTACATACGCGCCGGGGCGCCACGTCAAAAATATGGGGGGTGCCACCCCGTACCCATCGACCCCCTGGCCATCCTGGCGCGCATCGAATGACCGTTTGACAAACCCGCCACGTCATAAGGCTTGCTGTGCTACATTTCATTGGTCGATTCGACACAACCCAGGTAGCGCCGCTATCAACTAATCAGGTAACTCACCATGACAAACGCAATCAAGCAAACCCAAGCCCTCCCATTGATGCTTGGCGACAAACAGGCGTTAGATATCCTGTCCCCCAGCAAGGGTCATCAGGAAAAGACGGAACGTTTGTGGGGTGCCATCGCTCCAAGGTTTTCTATATTCCTGATTTCCGGTGGCAACTCCACCGATTTCGTGGAGTCCTCAACCCACAATGGCACACTAGTGCCCGCACTTTGGAGTTGGGCAAAGGAGGGCAAGGGTACCGCCCGGAAAATTGGCCGCGCATGGGCGGCATTGGCCATGGAATGTGGCAAGGGTAAGCGTTACGCTGGTAAGTCATGCCAGTTTGACCAGATGGCACACGATGCCGCCTTATCTTCCATGTTCACTGTGTTTGAGGGGTTTTTCGTGGCCCCTAAACCTAGGGTGGCAAATGACATGGAAACCGCCAAGGAAACCATTGCACGGTTGGAAAGTGAGAATGCCCGGCTGAAAATTGACCTTGACGCTGCGCTTGCTGCGCTCGCTGCAAAGCCCTCCAAGCCCTCCAAGCCCTCCAAGCCCTCCAAGCCCTCCAAGCCCTCTAAGGCTACTACCCCCCCAGCGGACGCGCTGCCCCCCTTCTGAAGGCGCTTTAGACCCCTTGCGGGGGGTTTCCCATGCGTGGCTTGCTGCGCATGGGAAACCCGGTATCGTTCCGGCCCCTCCTTGTAAGGGTTTACCCTTATGTTGTCGGTGTATTCGTTTCCCTCATGCCGCAATGCGCGCCATGTTCGGTAGCGCATCACCCCTAGGCTTGCCCTTTAAAAATCTGCGCAGCGAAGCACCCGCTGAAAATACCATTTCCCCCCTGTCGCATCGCGCGCCTGGGTCGGACAATGCAAACCCGTAACCGTTTAATACGCTTGCCCGGTTTGCTTTCGTTGTTATTTTCACCGCGTTCTAACGCTGCGCAGATTCCACTTTATGAGGCGCCATCTAAGGCGCCGCCATGCGCCACCGAACTATCACCCGCCAACATGGGCGCGGACTGACTATCAGGCGCTGTAATCATTCGATGCGCCACGCATCAAAAAACCCCACGTAATCCCAAACCCGAGCGGTACAGACACCGAGCGGGCGCTTTGCTATGGGCGAATGTTTACAGCTTGACAGATATCCAAACCCGGAATTCCGCGAGTGCTAGGGTTACTGGCGCATGGTGCTGACAGTCTCAAACGAACATCACGACTACGTGTGCGGCAGTTCTGGCATTTGAGAATCAGTCAGCAAGCATAGTGTTATGCAAGTTATGCATAACCTCAGAGCGGAACCGCGTGGTTTGCCGCGCGGTTCCGACACAACAAGGCGCCACTGCGCCACAACCAGTGTCAAAAGACACCCCGAGAACGAATGCTCCTTGGCAACAGGGGGCACACCATAGGCACCAACACGCCTACGGTGTGCCAGTTCGGCACGTAACAGGAAAAACACCATGACCATCATCGAAAACTTGCGCTTAGCGCATGCCGTGATCTCGGCGGTCCCCGAGGCAGCTTTTGACCTGACCCGCTACAAGTCCGATTGCGGCACGATCGCCTGCACCGCCGGGCACCTGTCGGAGCACCCTCACTTCGCGCCGTTCATGCGGCTGGACCTGTACCTGGACCGCGTCGACGATCACTCGGTCAGCAGATACGCGCTAAAAATGAAGGACGAGCAGGACCTTGACTCCAACTTCGGCCCAAACGCCTACGACGCGATTTTTGCCCAGCGCAATGAGAGTTGGCGCGACAGGCAGCACCCCGACAGCGTCTTCGACCAGGACGACTACGAATGGAGCGTCCACCCCCGAGTCAGCGACAAGGAAATCGCCCTGTGGCGCATCGAGCGCCAGATCGAAGAGGTAACGAACAAGGAGCCATCATGACCACGACAACACGTACCCAAGAGGCCACACACGCCATCAGGGCCGCGCAAGAGCGCAAGGTGTGGGGTGACTACGCCGCGAAGCGGTATTGCGCCCTAAGAGGCGTACCCCCAAGCCTGTACAGGTTGGCTCGTCAGCTGGAGGCAGCGCAATGAAAAAAGCGGACCTCAAAGACTTCATCAGGTCCGGGGGCTACGCATGGCCCGGCGTGTATCAGTGCGCCCTAATGATGCTGGACGGCGAGGTGATAGACGCCCAGGCCGCCCGAGAGCACTACCGCCTGATCCGTCGCGAGACGGGGCGCGACTGGATCGCTGTCGCAGTGTTTATTCATTGGGAAGGCCCGCCCCGCATCTGCGCCCACAGCGGGCGTGAGATCCCCAGCGCCTATGGGGAGGTCGAGCCATGACCGAGAACTTCCGAGTAGTGGGGAGGCGCAACGTGAGTATGAACGGGCGCCGCACCACGTTCACCCTCTACCGAAAACGGACACACGAGGGCGGGTTCGTCTTTGAAGGCGTGTACACCGCCCCCGGATGGGGTGCGTCAGAAGAGCAGTGCGTCCGCTGCGCCCTAGCGGCGCAAGACCTCGACCGTGACAGCTGAAAAATGGTGCCAAAACGCCTGAGATTGAGGTGGGCCGGGGCTTCCAGGGGCAGTGGTGCCTGCTTAGCGTCGCATAAAATACCGAATTTGCCGTGATGGGAGGACTCAAGAGCGGGGTTGAGGACCCCGCGTGACATACCTAAGTCGTTGATATAGCGGGGGTTTTTGGTGGCGGTGAGTGACGGACACTACCTATATAAATACTATTTAACTTTAAAGATATATATATAGTTATGTTTTTGTTTTTGTTTTTGTTTTTGTTTTTGTTTTTGTTTTTGTTTTTGTTTTTGTTTTTGTTTTTGTTTTTAAAAGTTCTCCACAGCGCCGGTGTACCTTGCTGCACATACCAAATTTTCCCTTATAAATCAACGACTTAAGGGTGCCACGCGAGGTTAAGCCTGCCCCGTTCGCACACCCCCCTATCCGGCAGATTTACCAATTAGTTACTTTATGCCATACGTCGACACACCTACCGCTATAATTTATGCCATACTTCAGACATGAAACAGACCACCACCCTACACACACTCTGCACCGCTTGCGGCAGCGTGAAACGCAAGCAAGCCTTCAATATCCTGAACGAACCCTTCACGTGCAACGCATGCTCGAAGACAAAAATCGTCTGCCTCAAGTGCAAAGAGGCCAAGAACACCCAGTCCTTCAGGCGAACCCTGACCGCAGCGCAAGCAAAACAGACCGGAAACACAGACCCTCTGGGCAACCCAAGTCACCGCTTCAGCTCCATTTGCAAGGCGTGCCAACCCCAATACCACTCAGAAAGGGCGGGCGCGCTCAAGAATATCCCGGCAAGTCAGATACACCTAGAGGCCACCCGGGGCCGCATAAGTGAGAGCGCCGCGCAGATAGAACTCGATCGCAGGGGGCGCGCCGACACCCCCGACAGCCCTCCCGAGAAACGAGCCGACTATCCCGACTACGCATCACTCAGACGCTGGACATGGTGGCATAGGGGCGACGTGGTGCCCATGAACGCCAGAGAGCGGATCGCAGACGTGCGCGCTCGCAACGCTGCCCGAAGAGATGACCCCGACCGAGACACATCTATCAGGTCACACAACCTCAGAGAGCGCCACTTTCTACCCATACCCCCAGCTGTCAAAGAACCCACGCACCGCGCCCGCAGAGTGGCCACACCGTACCCCAAGCACCCTTGGTACAACAACAGCTCTTTGGCCAATCAGATTGCCGTCGTACGCAACGACGTGCGCCGCTTCCGAGGAGACATGACGCCTTACGGGCGGGCCAGCTCCGAGTGGGCCTTGGCGGCTCGAATGGCGTTGGCAGTGCTTGTTCGTGTGGCGAACTTGGCCGTGCTCAATCGTGTGAACAGCAGCGACACGCCGGAGAACCGAATCGTTCAGACGCCCACTTACATGCTGTACCACCCCGACATGTACGAAACACTGGGTCCTCGTCCAATGGACCGTTTGCTCGAGCTTTGGTATGTGCGCCAGGATCTAGCCGGCATCGAGCACGCCAAGCCCCGAGACCGCTTCACAGGTAAGTGGGGTGGCCGTAAGTTGGGGGACATGCCTATGTTTATGTTTCACCGCGACACGTGGATCTTCGAGCGGGTGGAGGACCTGCACATGACACGTAAAGACCGCGCCGCGCTTGTCCGAGACAGCGAAGTGCCCGAGGCCGTACAGATCCAGTATTCGCAGCAACTCGCTGCCTACCATGCGGCCTGCGCCGCCATCGACGAGGAGCTAGCCAAATGAACAAGACATACAGAACCCGCACCGCTATGTGGGTGACACCACGCATCACGTTCATCGACACCGGGCGGTGGTGGGTGGATAGCCCCGACTATGCGGTAAGTGAATTGGCCCGGATCAGCGCCGCACTAGACAGCATGGCGGCGGGGGAGCTAACCAGTTTGACCCTATCAAGTAAGCACGCCATGACTTGGTGTCACCCCAAGCTGAGCGCTCGCAACATAAACATCGACTTCGGCCCAGGCGTGCCACTACCCCTAATACGCGCTGCCACAGTGCGCTTCAAAGCATCCCGAGATACAGGCTCTATGGAACTACCGCCGGCAGTCGATAAATGAACGCACCAACACTGCCCCAGATCATGAGTGGGTGGGACGACACACCCCCGAAGGTAGAGCCCCCGGCGCTGATAAAAAAGAGAGAGCGCCGAGAACGTGACCGCATCAAACGCGAGGCTACAAAGAAGATGCACGCCGCAGAAGACGAGCAGATCCGCAAGAGCTTCACACCAATCGACTGGAACGCCGAGTTCCCCGGAACAGCGTAACCAGTGTCAAACAACCGGCACCGCAGCGGTTCTGCGGTAACAAACCTTCAGGAAACACAATGACCATCTACAAATTCTGCATGGAGATCGAGGTGACCCACGTGGCCAAGCTGGAAGCCACCGCGCTGTACCACCTCACCTACAAAGACGGCATGGACTTGGACGATGCCAAAGAGATGATCTACCCCGAGGGGCCTGAGACCGACCCCGACATCGAAGCCTGCCTGAGGGCCATCCTTGACCCCGGCTCAAGTCCAAGCGGCACCCGGATTCATGGCTCATTCACAGAGTAACGAGTGTCAAACAACCGGCACCGCAGCGGTTCTGCGGCAACCTTAAGGAGAAATGACATGGGTCAATATTGGAAGCCAGTTAATCTGGACAAGAAAGAGTTTCTGAACGCCCACAAGCTGGGCGGTGGACTGAAGCTGGGCGAGATCGCCTACAGCAGCCACGGCGTAATGACGGCGATGGCGCTGCTGCTCGCACCGCTGCCAGATGGACCGCGCGGCGGCGGAGACCCAAGGTCAAAAGACCCGATGATCGGGCGCTGGGCCGGGGACCGCATCGTCTTTGTCGGGGATTACAGCGAGGACACGGACGCACCACACATACCCAACCTCGGCTCTCTCTACGAGCGCCTGGATGACGAGTACACGGACATCTCTGAGATGTGTATCTCGATGATTGCACGCCCGTAAACAACCGGCACCGCAGCGGTTCTGCGGTAACCATCAGGAGAAAAGACATGAACCTCATTCAGCAAAAACAACTGGCACTGAACGCCCTCATCAAGATGCGGTACGTCCCCAGAGCCTTAGACAGACGCGTGGGCATCTGCGCCAACATAATCTCGAATACCCCAGTCGGGGCGGATTACCAAGACCTAGTTCAGATACAGAGAGACCTATTTAAGCTCTGGCCAGAGTACACAGATCAACCAGAATACCCAGTGCCTTGCGAAGGGCTCAGACCTGAGCGAGTCTACAAAAAAACCGAGGACAAATGGGACACCGACACCGCTTACGGCCAAGCCCGTTGGCGCCTGCTCGATTTCATGATTTCGGAGTTGACCGCCCAGACTCAAACATCAGGAGAAACACAATGAACAAAATCAAAGAGATCGCAAGCACCACCCACGCCAACATCGTGGCCAGCATCTATCAAGACGAAGATGCGGAGCCGCCCGAGAGCGACATCGTGAAGATCGCCTACTTGGGTAAAGCAAGAAACACGCTGGGCAGCCAGCCCTGCACCAGCGACGAACTCGACCAGATCGGGCAAGACATCGAGAGCGGCCTGCTGGTCGGCGTGCGGGTGTGGGCCTACGTCCACAGTGGGGCCACCATAAGCACCGGCAGCAAGCTGCCCGATGGCACACGACTGCGCGAGAACCCGTACCACTGCCAGTGGGACAGCGGGCGCAGCGGCTGGGCCTACATGACGGCCAAGGCCGCCCTCAAAGAGTGGGGCAACAAACGCTTGTCACCCAAGCAGCGCGACAAGGCTCACCAGTACATCGACGGCGTGGTTGACGAGTTCGCCATGTATTTGAGGGGTGAGGTCTACGGCTACGTCATTGAGCGCATCGAGTGTGACGATGCCGGTGAGGAGATTGAGCGCAAGCATCTGGACTCATGCTGGGGTTTCTACGGGGAGGAGTACGTCACCTGTGAAGCCATGCTCGCCCTGGCGCAAGCGATAGACATCGAGCCCGCATACACACAGGAAGAGCTGTTCCCGACCAGCGCTTAAGCGCATACACATCAGGAGAAATGACATGACAACGCCAAACATCAACACCATCCTGCGCAACGACCCGTGCCCCGCTCGCTTTGGATCCCCCATGGGCGACTCGGACAGGTACGACATGACCCTGAAGCTGTACCTACAGCGCATCAACATGGTCAATGCGGCCTACGCCCCCGACGGCACGTACTGGGGTATGGGCATGCCCATGTGGTGCGCCTTCAACGCGCCAGCAGCTCAAGGCACCCGGATATACGTGAGAGCCAAGCACCGGGAAGATGCGAAGGCAGCAGTGCTGGCCAAAATTACCTACGTCACCTTTTACCGTTAAGGAAAACACCATGAGATACAGATTCGATGTTCGCGTAGAGGG